ATGGGGTGGGAAATTCCAATCTTTCATTTCAGAGTTAATGGTGAACCACGGGTTCTTGCTTATTTAAAACCCCACGCTTCAGAGGCCTATACGAAAGAACTTAGTTATGTATATGATTTAGTTAATGATGCATTGAATGAATATTTTAACGATGATGAGTTCACGTATAACTCTAATGAGTTAAGGCTTTTCTACTTACAACGACCTGCGGAAGCATTTATTCTTTGGCATCCAGAACAGGTTCATAACCAAGAACAAATTCAGTTTGTTTATGGTGTAGGGATACCTAATGCAAATAGATTAACTACAATTGATATTCCAGAAATCCCAGAAAGCTTTCCACATATTTTCTGGGATAAGACTGAAGATCAATAACATCCAACATCACTAAACCAACCATCATAATCATCTGGGTTCGTTTCAATTTCTTCTCTAGAAGGTAGTGGAATGAACTCAATCGGTGCTGAAGGATGGTTGCTGGCATAATCAGCCAGCAAATGGGCTATAGCACTGTCACCGTGACGATCTTTATTATTTGAATTAGATTTACCCTGTGCTGGAATTCGTGCTACACCATTAACCATCACAAAAGCCCGGTGATCTTCAATTACATCCTGATCCGCTGGCATGTTCTCAATATCACCATCTTCCAGTGAGGCTTTAAAGTGTGGTGTATTTTCACGGTACCATGCTTCAGTCAACATGATAGCTTCAATTCGTTCACCATATTTAACCTGCATGGCTTCAGCTAAATAACCACCATTACCTCCAGCATCATGTGCACCTTTGCTAAAGTTAGGCAGTATTGCAACAATAAGTTTTAGAAATTCTTCTTGTTGTTTATATGGAACTTTGAACATTTCGAACAAGAAAGGAATACGCTTTCTAGTATTGGGCTGTTCTATCAACGGCCAGAATGAACAGGCATTGACTTTACGGGCAAAGTCTAGACCATAGTAACTGGTCGTTTTTTTTGGTAAAGCTTCAATCAATGGCTTTAAATGTTCATTAAAGAATTCCAGCACTTCAGCATTTCGAGCCTCTTCACTCACATTGCTAAAGTCATCCCAACCTTTAGGTGCATGAAAACGGATGACTGGTACTGTGCTGTCTTTCTTACTCTCTAATAATGAATGTGGCAGCCAACGACCACCACCTTTGGAGGGAACAACATCTAGCTCTTCATTGGCTGCATCGCCATAAAATCCATAAACATCATCAACCCATTCTTTTTCCTCATCAGGATCATAAGCAATGCCTTTACGTAAACAAACGGTATGACTATATAAACCTTGAGCTACAGCATCAGAGAAGGTTATACGATGGACTGACCCTTTACGCTTACCAGATCGTATTTCGTTAATCAGTTCATTAAATGGATTATCTTCACCTTCATGAGTACTAATTACTCTGACACACCCCCCAAGAATTAAGAACGCTAAAGCAGCTTTAAGCAAACCCGGCAAATCATCATGGAATGCTGCCTCATCAATAATTAGACGACCTTGACGCCCACGTAAGTTGGATGGTCGGCTGGTTAAAGCTTCAATTCGAAATCCAGAATTTGGAAAACGGATAATATAAGTCTGGATCTGTTTATCACCATCCTCCCAAATACCTTCCTCAAGTTCACTTGCAGCTAAGTCATAGACCCTTGCCCACATTGCACAGGCTTGAATAAACTCAACTGTCATATCCTTGTTGTACCCAACATAATAGACATTTTGACCACCTGCATTTCGATCACTGGCACATTCAAGTGTTGCATCGGCACATTCAGCCCATGTCAAACCAATACGACGTGATTTTTCAGCTACTTTCAGTGGGGTTTTATCAGACACCCATTTTTGCTGATACTTTAATAGTACCGCTGGCACATCACTAAAAAAATCAGGCTCAAGTGATTCATGAAGAGGGTTATTTGACATTAACTTGTTATCCCTAAAATCTGTTTACGGATTTCATTAGCTGTTTCTTTGGATAAGCCACTTTTCTTGACAATCTTATCCACCTCTTTAGCAGCAGCTTGCACTCGCTCTTTAACTTCTGATTCCCACTTTTTCTGGTTCACAGAAGCCTTGGCAATTTCCGCAATACCTTTACCAGCTTTTGCCATAAGCATGATGCGATCTGCCGGGTCTGCATCAGGATTTTCTGATTCTTGCAAAGCAATAAGCGCATTAAACAATTCAGTCTGAACCAGCGATAAAACAGCAGAGCTTCGCATATCACTATCATCGGGCGCAGCATCGGCAATCATCATGGCTGCTTGTGTACTGGCCTGAACCGCAGCAAGTTTTTGTTCTACTTTTTGACCGTAACGGTGTACGCTTGACTTGCTGACGTTGTAACCACGCTCTTGCAGGATTTTTGCAATTTCTTCATAACCACAAAAACCTTGATCCATAAACCGCTTATCAAGCCAAGTTTTATCCTCAGCACTTAGTAGATCAATTGACGACTCTCTTGCCATGTGTCACCTCAGTTCCAGTATTTTTCTGGACGGGCAATACCAGCTTGGCAATCAATTGTGTATTCCACAATATCAATACCTAAACGATCAAGCTTTGCATGCCAATGACCATCAGGCTGCTTTTTAATTTCAACTAGCTTACGTTCTTCCAAATAGTCCAATTGAACATGTAATTCTTGTGGGGTTGTATCGGGATACAAGGCGCGCATTACATCAAGCAATAAAGTATCCAATGCACCTAAAGGGCGTGCTTTATCTAAGGCATTGAGCAAATGCCAGCGCATGCCTTCACGACGAATTTTTTGCATATCAAAAGACATTATTCTAACCCCTGTTTAATTTGTACTTTTTCAAGCTTTTGGGCGACAGCGTCCAGCTTGGCTTCAATAATGGTTTGACCGCGAATATAATCATCACGGGCAATGTAGCGAAATGGCATATCAGCTTGAAACTGAAGGAACTCACGTTCAAGCTTTCGCAAATCTTCTTGTCCCTTCAAGTGTTGACGAGATACTTCTTCAATTTTTTGATTTGTTGATTCAAAGTTCTGCTGAATACTATTACTAATTTGATTACCTAACAGTTTAAACATTCCCCAGACTGTACTAATCACAGTCGAGAGAATGATAAATATTTGATAAGGTTCAAGCTGTATTGTCATGCATCCTCCTTAAAAGCATCAGATGCTGGAGGCAAAGGCTTAGGTTTACTTTGATTTATAAAACGGCCAACAAGTCCCAAAACAGCCAAACCTAAAGTTATTTTGGATTGGGCGTCTGCTGGTAATGTTGCAATTAATTCTGGTGGCAATGTGTCATAAAAAGTTTGAACAGCCACAATGCCAGCAAAGGCAACGTTACTAAACCATTTCCAACCTGTACGCCAATTGTGTACCAAGACCCCAAATTGCATGGTAGAGCCATGAACACTTTGAATATATTGAGGTTCAATAATTTTCTTAGGATTGTTCGCTAAAAGTTCTTTCTTTTGTTGTCGTAAACGACGAGAAAGCTCTTGAGGAGAAACACTATATTTTTTATTCATGGTGTATCTCCAGCTGCGTATCGTAAATTGCTTGCAACGCGACGAGTCCAACCGGGGCCAAAGTCTTTGAATGTTTTTAGTTTTGCATAAAACTCTAGGCGCTCAGCATTGAATAAAACCAAGACATCATCCAGCGATTTTTCATTAATTGCCCCTAAAGTAATGTCACCAACTACACCATCATCAGCAACGCCAACTGCACGTTGTAACATACGAACTGCATTACCAATGCCATGATTAACAGCAGCATCAAACATTTGAAAACCAATTGCAGAATTGTATTGTGCGCATTTCGCGCGCTCCCAATATGCTTTACGGTAAATCTCTTTTGCTTGATCACGCTTCATATAGCGCATGGAACCGATATACCCATTTTCTCGCGCTGTTTTTATTGTGATACCCCAATTGGTTTCCCCACCAGGGTCTTTAGGATTATTTACATAGCCACCTTCATGACCAATAGTCCGTTCAAACACTTCATCAAAAGTGATAGACATAAAAAAACCTCATCAAATGATGAGGCTATGTTGCAATCTGAACTATTTTTTTATCAGGCGGAAATGCTTCCGCTCCGTTTTGGGTTCTAGTTACTTACCATACAAGTTACTGGATAACCTTGATTGTAGTGACTTGCATCTAAGTGGAAAGTATAACCATACTGACGGTTAGAGATTGAAGCATTTGGACTTTGATTTAACCGATTTTCAAGGTCATAAAGTACAGCAGGCACACGGTTATCAATATTTCCAAAAATCTTTTGACAGTCTTTTGCAGCAACAGCTTTTGATTCTTCAAATGAGCCTTTATTAAAAACTTCTACAATAAGACCTTTCCAATTTTCAGTATTTGGTTCTTTGATAATTTTAATACTGTACCAATTATTATTTGGCACAAATTTAGTATCTGCTTTGACATCATTTGGTAAGAATTTTACTTCACCACCATCGTTTGAATGACTGATTTGATAAGCAGGATAAATACTTTTAACTACACCAGTAAATTGAGAAACACTCAATTTCGCAGCAGGATCAGACTCACTATAATTTTGTTTCACATAAGGAGGTTCTGACTGCGGTTGTTTTTGAGTGGAGCAGCCTGCCAATAATAAGAACCCAGCAATAATAATTAAATTTTTCATATTAATAGAAAGTCCCGCGACTAGGTGGTATCCATCTGCCAATAATTTCAACATCTGTTGATTCATTTAAATCAAGTTTCATGGGTAAATATTTTTCATTATCTGACAACAATAACAATTCATTAAATTGACGTTGAACACGTTTAACCCAGAAATTTTCGTGATTTCTTACAACATAAATAAAACCATCAGTTAATTCTTTATCAATCGTATTGATTAATAAAGGCTCCTTATCATGAATAGTTGGCTCCATTGAATCGCCCTTGGCATAAACGATGACTAAGTCCTTAGCATAAAGCCCATGTCTTGCGAGCCAGTCTTTTCTAAATGCCAAACGGCTAGTAGGTTCTGTTTCACCCAAACAAACTGCACCATCACCAGCAGACACCGAAACATCATAAACATTGACTAAGTCAAACTCATAAGCAAAGTCACTATTTTGTAACTGTGGTGATTTATTACCCGTTACTATGTAACCAATATCTGCTCCAACTTCGGCAATTGCAGCTAAATATCCCGCTTTTGGTTGTGTCAAATCCTTCTCGTAATCGATCTGACTTTTCTTGGTAGTGCCTGCTAATTCAGCAAAAACTGGTTGCGTATAACCCAGTCGCTCACGCTCTTCTTTAAGTCTTGCTCCAATAGTCACAAAAAACACTCCAATAATGTTGACAAGTAACTAAATAGTTACTAATGTGGTGCTATAAGTTCTACTTAATGCAACTTTAGACACACAGAGGAAACTAAATATGCACCTAAAAACTCCCGAAGAAGTTAAACAGGAATTTATTGAACAAGGTATTCCTGTTTCATCATGGGCTGAAAGTAAAGGTTTCACCCCACAAGAAGTTTACAAAGTACTCAACGGTCAATCTAAAGGAAACTTTGGACGTGCCCACAAGATTGCCGTTGCGCTCGGACTAAAACCAGAGCCTAAACAAAAAGTCACTGTTTAGTTACTTCGCACATATTCGCACATTTTTGCACACGGGGAAAGAGATGAGACAAAAACAATTAGGAAGTATTGCATTTCGTTACCTAATCGTCTTCGTAGCGACCTTCGGATATGTCCAATGGTTCTTCGCGGAACAAGACAATGAAGTTCTTAAACAGCAACTAATGTCAATCAAGTTCACTCAAGGAGATGGGCATGAGTTCAACAAATAAATCGGCAGGAAAAGTTTTATCAGTCTTATTCGCTCTACGTGGTCACTACATTACTGGCGTTAGTAATAAACAACTTTCTGAAAGCCTAAATGAGTCACCAACATTTATCACACGGGCACTACAAACGCTGGAAGCAAACGGCTGGGCTGAAAAACGCGATAACGGCAACTATGCACCAAGCATGATGGCAATTCGTTTCGGCGCTTCATGCAAAGAAGAATGTGACCGCATGCAAGCTCGTATTGATGAATACAAGCAACGTCTACAAACACAGTTTTAATAAGGGTTCGTTATGAGTAATGAAGTAGTTACTGAAGTTGAAATTCAAAATCACACAAAGGCTGTTGCAGGTTTAGCAACGCAACTTGGTTATGAAGGAGCCTTAACTGTAGGTGCATTGGAAGATGAAATTCGCTTTTTCCAACAACGTACTGTTGAAGCTGTTATGGAGCTTGGCAAACGCTTATTAATTTTAAAAGAAATCACCCCTCATGGTGAATTTAATAAGCGTGTTGAGATGTTGAATTTCACCCCACGTATGGCACAAAAATTCATGTCAGCGGTATTGAAATTCTCAAAAACGAATTCGAGTTCGCTTTTGCAGAAAGCTGGAAATCAAACAAAATTGCTTGAGCTTGTAACATTGGATGACGACGAAATACAAGTCATCGAACAAGGTGGAAGCATTGGAGAGCTTTCATTAGATAGTATTGAAACCATGTCGGCACGCGAATTAAAAGACGAACTTCGCAAAATTAAAGCTGATAAGGAAGCTGCTGACTTACTTCTTCAAAAGAAAGACCAAAAGATTAATGAATTAGATGCAAAGCTCACCAAGCTTCAGAGTCCAGTTCAAATCAAAAAGCGTGCTGAATCTGAAGAGCAACTCATTGCTGCAAAGGCTTTAGAAGAAGCCACCAGCGCATGTTTAACAATGCACAACGACACAGTGCGCTTCAAGAACACTATCAACTCTGTTTTAGACACCATTAACGAGCATGGCCTTTACAACATCCAAGAACAACTAGAAGCCCTCGTTATCAGCGCATTTCAACAGATTGCCCAAACTAGTGTTGAATTTGGAATCCAAATTGATTTTGAAACGATGGTAAACCCAGCATGGTTACCTGCGGATCAAGACGCTGCTGCATTTGATGCAACAAACGTGGAGCAGTAATCATGACAAATCCAAACTTAGCAAAACAAGATTACTTGCGCGAAATTGCAGCCAAACTTGCAGCTGCCGAGTTTGGTGGGAAAGCTGCGATTGTTAAAACTGCATGCGACTTTTTAAGTCTTAGCAAGCCACAACTTTACCGTGAACTTGAAAAAGTAGGTTTTAAATCTGAACGTAAACAACGCTCTGATAAAGGCAAAACAGTTGTGCCGACAGAAGTTGCTGAAATGGTCGGCGGTATGGTGCATGTAGCAACCCGTGCCAATGGTAAAAAGACATTGCCGATGACTACTGCACTGGAAATGCTTATCGCTGACGGTAAAGCACCAAAAGTATCAGCAGCAACAGTTGCGCGTGTCATGAAACAAAACATGTGTCACCCAAAACAACTTGCAACACCATCGGCACATACACAGCAAAAATCGCTACACCCGAACCACGTTTGGCAAGTCGATGCCTCTATCTGTGTTTTGTTTTACCTGCCTAAAGGCGGTATGCAAGTGATGGATGAGAAGAAGTTCTACAAGAACAAACCTGCCAATGTGAAGAAAATCGAAAATGACCGTGTGATTCGTTATGTCATGACCGATCACTTCTCAGGCTCAATTTATGTTGAGTATGTCTATGGCAGTGAAAGCTCTGAAAACTTAATTGAGATTTTCTTAAACGCAATTCAAAAGCGTTCTGCTCAAGAGCCGATGCACGGTGTTCCAAACATCCTTTACACAGACAAAGGTTGTGCAAACACCAGTGGCTTATTCAGAAATTTACTTGAGCGCCTAGATGTAACTTTTATACCCCATGCAACTGGTAATTCACAAGCAAAAGGCCAAGTTGAAAACGCTCAAAATATTGTTGAAACACAGTTTGAAGGCCGACTGCGTTTCATGCAGATCAACAATATCCAAGAGTTAAATGCCCAAGCTACTGCATGGCGCATGTATTGGAATGAAACAAAAATTCATAGCCGTACTAAGCGCAGCCGTAATGCTGTTTGGCAAACCATTAAGCCTGAACAATTACGCATTGCTCCACCAATGGAATTGTGCCGTGAACTTATCAGCACAGTACCAGTTGAAAAAACAGTTAAAGCCAATCTTACGGTTAGTCATGCCATTCAAGGCTATGGCTCACAAGACTATGACGTTCGTCATGTTGATGGGGTTTACCCGAAAGCTAAGTTGCAGATTGTAGTGAATCCATACCGTGCGCCATGCATCGATGTATTGACTAAAGATCAACACGGCAATGAGGTCATTTTCACATGCGAACCGATGCAAGTTGATTGGGTTGGCTTTGGAAATGATGCAGCAATCATCGGCGAAGAAATTAAGGCAATGCCTCAAAGCAAAATTGATGAAAACCGCAAACGCATACTTAAAAAAGCTTATGACGCTGAAACTCTTGAGCAAGTTGATAAAGCAATTGCCAAGAAGAAACCAGCCTATGACGGTCAGCTCAATGCTATGGCAGACGTTGCAGCGGTTGAAGTTCCGACTTACATCAAACGTGCTGGTGAGCAAGTCACTACACCAATACAACGTCGTGAATCTGCACCTATTTCAACAGTAGAAGCTGCAAAAGAAATCCGAGGCTTAATTGGTGACCTGTGGACCACGGATCACTACAAGGCCCTCAAAAAATCTTATCCAGATGGTTTAGTCCCTGCCGATGCAGTACGTGAAATTGCTGAAGCAATAAAGGCTGAACAAGAACTTCCACAACAACGGCCACAACTTCGTGTTGTTGGTTAAGGAGCAACCATGAAACAAAAAGACTGCTCGACAAAACTTAAGGACCTCATTTTAGACAACGGAATTATACAAGCTGATTTAGCTCGATACGTACAGCTAAGCCCGTCATCGATCAACATCATCATCAACTGCCTTAGATGGCCGAAGAAGAATACTGATTTTGTGAAAGCCCGTTTTAGAGAGTTCTTGGTCAACGCAAAGATTAGCGAGTCAGAAATCGATGATGCATTTAATGAAATGTTTGATGCACCACCACAAAAAACACTTCTTGAAAGACTTGGCTCAGAGGCAGCTAGTGAAAGAGAACTAGACCATGTGTATCGCGCATTAGTAGCACGACACGGAAACAAACAAATTAATGAACTTTTAAATGAGGACGAACAAGCCATGTTGCTCGCAAAACAGTCGTTGACTCAACAAGCTAAAAAACATTTTGGCTTGTTTGACAACCCTTTCACAAATGAAGTTCGTGCAGTTGAAGAACTATTCTTGAATAGCGACATCAACTATGTGCGTCAAGCCTTATATCAGACAGCTAAACATGGCGGATTCATTGCAATTTCAGGTGAGTCAGGTTCAGGTAAATCGACTTTACGACGCGACCTTTTAGATCGTATTCGTCGTGAAAAATTACCAATTTTGATTATCGAACCATATGTCATTGCGACTGAAGATAATGACATTCAAGGTAAGACACTTAAATCAAGCCATATTGCTGAAGCAATTATTAATACGGTTAGTGCTGGTCAAGAGAAACCACGCATGTCTGCCGAGGCTCGTTTCCGTCAAGTACATATGATTTTAAAAAATTCAAGTGAAGCTGGTTATAGCCATTTATTAGTGATTGAAGAAGCTCACAGCTTGCCAATCGCTACTCTTAAACAGTTAAAGCGTTTCTTTGAATTAGAGGACGGCTACAAAAAACTAATTGGGATCGTCTTAATCGGTCAGCCAGAACTTGCAAACAAATTAAGTGAGCGCAACCCAGCGGTACGTGAAGTTGTACAGCGTTGTGAGAGTGTGACACTGGAACCTTTAACAAATACTTCATTAGTTGAGTACTTACAACACCGAGTTAAAAGCGTCGATAAAAAACTGGAGTCGATCATCACTGAAGAAGGCATTCAAGCAGTTGTTGACCGTCTAACTCAAATCAATAGCGCTGGCAAAACCACACGCTCACTTTTATATCCACTTGCCATTGGCAACTTAATTACCAGTTCTATGAACCTCGCAGCAGAAATCGGCGAGGACGTTATCACACGCGACATCGTGATGGGGGTTTAAGCCATGAAATTTAATTTAAGAAATTTACTGATTGTGAACTTTGCAGTTTGGTTTTTTGCAGTCGCTGTAGTGATGGCTGTGCTAGGAGGTTGCAATGGATAAGACATACCTCGCTGTCTGGATTTGCGTCACGATCATGATCGTTGCTTGTTCTGGTTTTGATGCATTAAGCAAATTTGGAGGTTGCAATGGCTGATTTTGCAGATGTAGCAAGCACTTTGTCTGAACAAGATTTAGACCATGCACTTGCCAACATTAAACACTTTGACCAAGTCAGTAACTATGAATGTGAAGACTGTGGTGCCGAAATTCCAGAGCGTCGTCGCGCTCTGGGCAATGTAAAGCTTTGCATTGACTGTCAAACAGCAGTTGAAAGCAAATCCAAACATTTCCGAGGTGGTCTATGAACTTCAAACAAAAACGCGCTCATTTTCCCAAGGATTTAGACAAATTGGTCAGTGGTGATTATGTGCTTGTACCAAAAGAATCTGCTCAGTTTTGTGCAGAAAAAACTATTGACCATGTCCATGACAATATTCGTGAGTTTGGTGAAAACGCTGAACTTGAAGCCGAATGGAAAGCCCATGCTCATGCATTGATGGTTGCAACAGGTGACACACGCTATGAAAACTAGATGTCCAGCATGCGGAGCAACAAACAGCCTAGATGCCCTATTAGGGCATGGTGAAGCAAGCAAAGCTTTCGTTGCTTCACTAAATCTGGTTGGTGATTTAGCTACGCCACTGGTCAAGTACTTGGGAATGTTCCGCTCTCAAAATCGTGAGCTTACTTTTGAACGCACAGCTAAGTTACTTGGCGAAATTGCTGCGGATATTAATGCGCAGCAAATCAAACGTGGTCACCACAGTTACCCAGCTCCTAAAGCAGCATGGATCTGGGCAATCAACACAATGCTTGAGCGTCGTGACCAAGGCAAGTTGCAATTGCCTCTAAAAAACCACGGATATCTATATGAAGTGATCAGTTCATTCAAGCCAGAAAATGCGCCTGTACCAACAGAGCGTCGAGATGCTGGACCACAAGCTAAAACTGAAGCTGAACGTGCAGCTGAGCAAGCAGAACATGAACGTCAAAAACATGAACGTCCAAACACCAACTTTAAAGAAATGATGGGCTTTGTCCAAATGAATGAGAAGCAGCCAGAACGTGGGCTGAAGAACATTCCAAAAGAACAACTTATGGCGCATGTCGTTAAACACAAACTACCAGATGAAACTTTAGAACAGTGCTACCAACGCTTAAAAGCAGCTGAAACACAGGAGCAAACAAACTAATGGCACGTAAATCACTCAAAGAACCACAACTTCAAAGTTGGGAAGCAGTTGATCAAACATTGGCACAAATGGCTGTTATCAACCGTGACATTGCACTTGAAGAAGCTGCTTGTAATGAACAGGTTGACAAGCTCAAGGAAGCAACCAAACAACGTCTTAAACCGCTATTGGAACGAGTTAAGGCGTATGAACTTCAACTTAAAGAATTTTGTGATCACCGCAAAAATGAGTTTTTGCAAATCAAAAGTAAAAAGTTGACACACGGTTCGGTTGGCTACCGTTTATCAACCAGTGTGACTATTCCTGATCCTGTTTTTACTTGCCAGATGCTCAAGCAATTAAAGCTTGAACACTGCATCCGTACTAAAACCGAACCTGATAAGGAGTCAATCAAACAACTCACGCCTGAATTAATAGCTGAAATTGGTGCAACTCTTAAACAGCGCAACAACTTTGGTTATGAAATTGAAACCGTTGATCCAGCAGCTACAGCTGCTCATTAAACCTAAAACTGAGGCTATCAACATGTACACAGTTAAATCACTTGAACCACAGCTAAATGATGATCCGCAAGCATTGTTTGCAATCGTCCGTGAGTACGATGTTTTAGTTGGCCATTTCTACCGCTACGAACATGCAGAAATCGCATGTGCAGCACTTAACCAAACTCAAGCAACTACCGAAGGAAATACTACCCATGAATAAATCTGACTTAATCGCAAACATCGCAATGGACGCTAATTTAACTAAATCACAGGCAGCAGCTGCACTACAAGCAGTGGAAGATGCAATCGCTGCTGCTTTAGCTGAAGGCGGAAGTGTTTCTTGGATTGGCTTCGGCACTTTTTCCGTAAAAGAACGCGCTGCTCGTACAGGCCGCAATCCTAAAACTGGCGAAGAGCTGCAAATTGCTGCAGCAAAAGTACCTTCCTTCAAAGCAGGAAAAGCACTTAAAGAGGCTGTTAGTAATGGCAACAAAAATTAAGGGCTTAGACATGCTTGAAAAGAACGGTTTAAGGGTTGTCCGTAAATACAACATTTGCGGATGGTTCGAGTATCACGTTTTGAATGAGGCTGGTCAGAGAATTTCACGGCATACAGTTCAACAACGTGCCATTGATATAGCTCTGAACACACTTCAAGCATAAGCGAAACACAGGCATTCGTGCCTGTGTCTGCTGGATGTCGTGGTCCAGTACTGATGAGCAGCGAGAACATAATGATCAGCATTGAAGATTTAGAAAAGTTACCACCTGAAGTGATTGAAAGTATTAAGGAGACAACATAATGAGCATGACCCGCGAAGAAGCAATTCTAAAAATCAAAAAATGTTTAGCATTGGCTAAATCAGCCAATGAAAATGAAGCTGCAATTGCACTACGTCAAGCACAGGCTTTGATGCGCGAATTTCAGATTGATCCTGATCTACTCGATATCGTTGAAGCTAGTTGCGAAAGTAAAGCAACAAAGGTTCCTCAAGCGTGGGAAGCAAGCTTAGTTATGACTATAGCTAGAGCCATGCAATGCAAACCTATTTTTAGTTCTGGTAGCAGTACTTGGGGTATTAAAGCTTCATGGACATTTATTGGTGTCGATCCAGCACCAGAAGTTGCATCTTACACTTTTGATGTTTTATATCGCCAAGTGATTCGTTCAAGAAAAAGCTTTATTGAAAACAGCTTAAAACGTGTATCGGTCAAAAAGAACAAGGTACGTCGTGCAGATTTGTTCTGTGAGGGCTGGGTTGATTCAGTTAAGCATTTAATAACTGACTTAGATATTGATGTACCAGCAAATACCACTGAACGTATAAAAAAATATATGGATAAAGCTCACGGAAAGCTTGGTTCATTTACACCTAAAGATCGAAACAAAGGCAAAGCTTTCAATGATAGAGCAGCTAATGATTATCATGCGGGTAAACAATCTGGAAAGTCAGCAAAACTTAATCAAGCTATGAATGGTGGCAAGCAATACGAAAAGTTGGGAGCACCAACATGAATGAATTGCTGAATTGGGCAACTGTACTGGCTTACTTTGCGGTCTTTCTAATGGGCTTAGGTTCTTGCTTTAAAGAGGCTAAATTGGCGTGGACCACTCGAAACAAAACTGGCTTAACTATATTTGAGAAACGCTCATATAAGTTTAAAGCAGGTGCATCAATCACATTGGCCTTTCTAGCAATTATAGGTTTGTTCCAAGCATTCCAAGGGACGGTGTGAAATGAAATTCAATAAGAAAGCTAATCTGATCAAGCTAATCCATGTGGGAAAAACAAAGCTTAATTTAGATGATGAGCTTTACCGAGACATTCTTACCAGCACTACTGGTAAAACCAGTTCAAAAGATTTGAACCTAGCACAGCTTGAAGCTGTGCTGGATCGCTTCAAACAACTTGGCTTTGAAGTTGAATCAAAAAATAAATCTGGAGTTAAAAATTTAGCTAATGACGACCAAAGTAAATTAATCCGTCATTTATGGTTACAGCTTCATGGGGCTGGTCAGGTCAGAAACAGTAGTGAAAAAGCTTTAGCAAAATTTGTAGAAAAAAGAGTTGGTGTGAGTGCCTTGCAATTTATGAGCAGTCATCACGCAGACATGATCATTAATCACTTAAGACAATGGTGCAAACGTTGCGGCATTGAAAGAACAGAACAATAAGAAAGTAAAAACCCCAGTGCGCCAACACTGAGGTTTTAAATTCCACCCACCGACGAAAGCAAGAGGAGATAAATCATAAGACTGCTAAATCTTAACATGGGATAACAGCGGGAGCAATTATGGTTTATCGTCCTCACATTACCGACGCACAACAATTATTTTCAGATGAAGAACTCATTGCACTTATGCCTAAAAACTTTGCATTTGTGGCGAAGCTCATTGGCGTAAAACCAGCTTTAAGTCTTATTGAAAGTTATGGCGGCATTCTAGTTTTCGTGCCCCATAAACACGCTTTAGGCATTCATCATGAACTTTCACAGATCATTGGTTATTCTAAGTTACAGCTGCTCTCAGAGCACTTGGGTAACACTTCAATAGAAGTACCTATGGCTACAACAATCACGATTGCAATGCGTAATAGAACGATCCGTGAGCTTGCTGCTAAAAAAGAAAGCCGCTCAAAGATAGCCCGTAAATTTGGCGTGACTATTAGAACAATCCGCAGTATCGTAAACGGCGAGGAAAAGCTTAAGTTTCATCTAGACCAGAATCTGGATTTATTCGAATAA